TAGTTTTTCTATTAACACTACATCTAATACATCGACTTTAACTTTAGCAGCAGGTCTGGTGTGTGTAGGAGCGACTGAAAACACTACAGTCATGTTCTCAATACCATCAAGTATTACAACGACAGTGAACAATGGTGTAGCATCATTTAATAATATTGAAGTTTATCAAGGAACTTACTTAAGTAAGCAGTTTTTAGTTGATGGATCACTAGATCAGAGGTTTGTTTTAGATAATTCGTTCATAGACAGTTCAACTATTGTTGTAAGAGTTCAAGGACCTAATGAAACTACTCTTGGTAGAGAATATTCAAGATCAAATAATATTTTAAATATTGATTCAACATCAGAAATTTACCTACTTCAAGAAGTTCAGGATGAAAAGTATGAATTATTGTTTGGTGATGGTTATTTTGGTAAAAAATTAGAAAATGGTACGGTTATTACTGCAACTTATATTATTACAGATGGAAAAGCAGGTAATGGTTCTTCGGTATTCTCATACTCAGGAAGAGTTTTAGATTCAGATAACAATCCAGTTGTTCCAACTAATAATATCACTATCACTACAAATCAATCTGCTTCAAATGGTGGTGATATAGAGAGTGTTGACTCTATTAAGTACTTTGCTCCTAGAATTTATGCTTCTCAGTACCGTGCAGTGACCGCCAGAGACTATGAAGCGATAATTCAGTCTATTTACCCTAACACTGAGTCTGTGGCGGTTGTAGGGGGAGAGGAACTTGATCCACCAGAGTTTGGACAAGTGTTAATAAGTATCAAACCAAAAAATGGTGACTTTGTTTCAGACTTCGACAAACAAAATATACAGTCAAAATTGAAAAATTATGCTTTATCAGGTATAAATCAAAAAATAATAGATTTGAAGGTATTATATGTTGAAATTGATAGTGCAATTTACTATAACAGTTCACAAGTCAGCAATGTTAATGGAGTTAAAAGTAAAGTAGTGGATGTTTTGAACACATTCTCCACTTCAAATATTAATAAGTTTGGTGGAAGGTTCAAATATAGTAAATTAGGTCAAATAATTGATGGATCAGACAGTTCAATAACATCAAATATTACGAGAGTCATAATCAGACGTAATATGAAGTGTTTATTGAATCAATCTGCACAATATGAGTTATGTTATGGTAATACATTCAAGAAAAATGCAGGTGGGTTTAATATTAAGAGCACAGGATTCACTTTAGCAGATCAAACAGGCACTTTGTACTTTACAGATGTTCCAAATGAGACTGGTGATATGGGTGTTTTATCTGTAGTTAGAGAATCATCAGAAAGTAATGAATTTACTGTTGTAGTTAAGTCTGCTGGAACTATTGATTATAAAAAAGGTGAAATTATAGTCAATACATTAACCATAACATCTACTGTAGCAGCAAATGATATTATAGAAATTCAAGCTTTCCCAGATTCTAATGATGTTATTGGTTTGAAAGACTTATATTTAAGTTTTTCTGTTGCAGATAGTACAATAAATATGATTAAGGATACAATTTCATCTGGTGAGCAGATATCAGGTGTCGGATATAAGACAACATCAAGTTATTTGAATGGAAGTCTAAAAAGAGGTGATACTTCTACAGCGACTGCTACTATTTCCACTAGCACAACTACAACATCAACCACAACAAGCACTAGCTCAGGTTCAACATCGTCTGGAGGCGGTTACTAAGAAATGATACAAACTGGTTTTGAGAAACGAGTACAGGTTCAGCAAATTTTAGCGAATCAACTCCCTGACTACATTCGGGCAGAGAGTCCAAAGACTCTTGACTTTCTAAAACAGTATTATATCTCACAAGAACATCAATCTGGTGCAACTGATCTTGCAGATAATTTAGATCAGTATATTAAAATTGATAATTTATCTCCAGAGATCATATCAGGAAAGACCACACTATACTCTGGTATATCTTCAACTACAGATAGTGTCCAAGTTTATTCTACAAAAGGATTTCCTGACCAATATGGTCTTTTTAAGATTGATGATGAGATATTTACATATACAGGACTAACCACAAACACATTTACTGGTGTTGTTCGTGGTTTTAGTGGGATTAGTAGTTATAGAACAAATTTAAACGCAGAAGAGTTACTTTTTGAAGAAACTAGTCAGGCAGCACATGAGGCTGGAGAGGAAGTTCTTAATTTAAGTTCAAATTTCCTCAAAGAATTTTATAAAAAGTTAAAATATACTTATACACCTGGTTTAGAGGATTTAGATTTTGTTCCAAACCTTGACGTTAATAATTTCATAAAAGAGGCAAGATCATTTTATGAATCAAAGGGCACTGAGGAGTCATATAAGATACTATTTAAAGTATTATTTGGTGAAGAACCAAAAGTTATAGATTTGGAGCAATATTTACCTAAACCATCATCTGCAGAATTTTTAAGAAGAGAAATTGTTGTAGCAGAAAGAATTTCTGGAGATCCAGATAAATTAGTTGGTCAAACAATTAAAAAAGCATCTGATTTAACAACACAAGCATCAGTATCAGAAGTTGAAATTTTTACTAGGTCAGGAATAAGCACATATTTTAAATTAGGACTGTTCGTTGGGTTTGATGATAGAGATTTGATCGAAGGAACATTTGAAATACAACCCAAAACTGCAAATATAAATCCTGTATCAGTTGGATCATCAGTTATTACCGTAGATAGCACCGTTGGATTTGGAACAACAGGAACTTTGTTATCTGGTGATAACATAATCACATATTCATCAAAAACTGTAAATCAGTTCTTAGGATGTGATGGAGTTGATAATGCGATGGGTGTGAAATCACCAATAAGAACAAATGATGTCTTTTTTGGTTACGAAGATGGTGATTTAACCAAGAAGGTTGAAATAAGAATAACAGGTGTATTATCAGATGTAGAAACTATCGGAGATGTATCATCTGTAACTGAAGGGGAGAAAATATATGTAAAAAATGTTGGTGAAAAGATAAAAAATCCAGAATTAAATAAAACCCACAAACAAATATTCGCAAATTCGTGGATTTACAATACAAGTTCAAGATTTTTTGTAGATAATTTCAATAATGGATTTAATTTAAAAACCACTCCAGATCCCTCTGCATTAAAAGTTGGTGATATCGTAGATGTACTTCTAGGAGCGTCTGAGACGGTTGTTTTTGCAGATGCAACTGTTCAGACCATAAACGGTAAACAAGTCACTCTAGGGGGTTTGAGTGGGTCTCCTTCAGCAACTACAGATTACTCTATACGTAGAAAACTAGAAACAGTTAATAGTAGTGGTGCACCTCTAATTTACGGAAATGACTTAATTACTGCAGATATACAAAATTTGTATACAGAAAAGGAAAATTGCTTTTACGTTGCTGCTAGTTCACTCCCATCCTATACACTAACAAAAAATCTTGACCAAGCGATCATAACATCTCTTGTATCCACAAATTTACAAGAGTTTGATACAAACAAACTTAAATTTAGTGTATTATCATTTAATACTGATGTGCCTTTCAACACTGGTGAGGAGGTTATTTACAATGCAGAGAATAACACTCTTGACGGACTAGACGATGGTGTATCATACTTTGTTAAAGTTTTAGCAGATAAGAAAAAAATACAATTATATAGATCAAGATCATTAATTGATGCTGATAATGCAACAACACCAACTCGTGAGTATTTTTCTGCACCTGCAACTTCAGGGTTTCATAAGTTTACTTTAGTTACTCAAAAGACACAATTTATCCATCCCCAGAAATTATTACGTAAATTTCCATACAATCTTGATGTAAAAACAGGAAAAAACACTATAACATCACCAGGTGCTCTTGGAATGCTTGTGAATGGTGTAGAGGTTATAAACTATAAGTCCGAGGATAAAGTCTATTATGGACCGTTAGAGAGCGTTAGAGTATTTAATGGTGGGACTAACTTTGATGTTGTTAATCTACCATCAATAACAATAGAAGCAGGTTTGACGACTGCATTAGTACAACCAGTTGTTAAAGGTAAATTGTCTGAGGTTTATGTTGATCCACAAGATTTTGATGTAAAGAAAGTATCGTCAGTAACTATTACGGGAGGTAATTCTACAGGAGCAGTTCTAAATGCTCAACTTGAAGAGAGGCATAGAACACTATCATTTGATGGTAGACAATCTACAGTTGGTGGTGGAGTTGACGTTACTAACGATAATATCACCTTCTTACAAAATCATAATTTAATTAGTGGTGATGAATTAATTTACAATAGAAACGGTAATAATGCTATAGGAGTTGGTATCCGCACAACTGCTTATCAAGATGGAATTAATTTAATTACTGGATTAACTCTTAATAATGGATCAGTTTATGTTGCAGAAGTTGTAAATAACAAAACAATAAACTTATATGAGACTCAAGCGGATTACTCTGCAGGTATTAATACAGTAGGTTTTACAACAGCAGAAACATCTGGTATCCATAAGTTTAGAACAAAGAAAGCAAATAACACAATTTCTAAAATTTCAATAGTCAATGCAGGAACTGACTTTGAAAATCGTAAATTAACTGTACAACCAACAGGAGTTAGCACAGCACATGATACTATTTTCTTCAAAAATCATGGATTTAATGATGGAGAGGTAATTACATATTCAACTGATGGTACAGAAATTGGTGGGTTAGATACAAGTATACGTTATAAAGTAATTAAATTAAATGAAAATGAGTTTAGATTAGCAAATGCAGGTGCTGCAGGAACAATTACTGCAAATTACGATAGAAATAATTATGTAAATATAGTTTCTGTAGGTAGTAGCGAACAGTTTTTTGCATATCCACCAATAACTGTTACAGTAAATGCAGATATTATTGGTGGAGTTGGGGTAATTACTGCAACTCCTGTTATAAAAGGATCAATTTCTGACGTTTATTTAAATAATGCAGGAACTGGATATGGTTCTACAACAATTAATTTCCACAAAAAACCAATAATTACTGTAAAAACTGGTAAAGGTGCAGAATTTAAACCAATAATTGATGATGGAAAAATAATTAATGTACAAGTAACTAATACTGGAAGTGAATATACATCACCACCAGATTTAGAAGTCGTAGGTATAGGGTCAGGAACTGGTGCAAAATTAAGAGCAGTTGTCGAAAATCAAAAGGTAACAGATGTAGTGGTTCTTAACACTGGTATTGGTTATACTGCAGCTACCACTTCCATAAAAGTCACTTCTAGGGGGTCTAACTCATCTCTAGAAGCGTCTGTAAGACACCTTACTCTTAATAACTATGAAAGGCATGGAAATGAGATATTAGTGGATACTGTGGACGGTTTACAGTATGGTATGGTTGGATATTCAACTTCAATCGGATTATCTGAGTTTGGTGATGATAGTATTGATCACTCACCAATAATAGGTTGGGCATATGATGGAAACCCAATATACGGTCCATATGCATACGATGATCCATCAAATGCAAACTCTCAGATAAGAAATTTATCAACTAGTTACAATTTATCTACTTCTGATGTTTTAGACAGACCCTCTGGATTCTCAAATGGATTCTTTGTAGACGATTATAAGTTTGATAATTCAGGTGATTTAGATAAACATAATGGAAGATATGGAAAAACTCCAGAGTTTCCAAATGGAGTTTATGCATATTTTGTAGGGATTAATACAAATACTCAAACATCTGTATTTCCACACTATATTGGTAATTCATACAGATCAAAATTAATTGAACAGAGTTTTGATCAAACATTTGATTTCAACAATTCAGATTTAATTAGAAATACATTACCATATGCTGTTGGTAATTCTGGTTCCGATAATGATTTTATTAATGAACCAAATGAAATATTATTACAAAGTTCAACTATTGAATCGGTAAGTAAGGGTGCAGTTAAATCATTTGATATACATGAAGCAGGTCAGGGTTATAAAGTTGGTGACTTAGCAACTTTTGATAACACTGGAACAAACGGTGGTGGTATTAGTGCCTCTGTAGCATCGGTTACTGGAAAAACTGTTGAAAATTTAGCAACAACTGTAGAGGGTTATCAGAATGTAAAATTAATTTGGAATAAATCTGGTCAAATATCCTTGCATAATACTGTACCACATACTTTATTAGATAATGATACAGTCGTTGTTTCTGGAATATCAACATTTATTGCAAAATTAAATGGAGAGCATGTAATAGGCGTATCTTCAGAGAAAACAAAATTAATATCAGATACTCCAGCAATAACTGCTGCTGGTATCGTAACTGATATGTTTGTTGCTACCATACCAAATATTTCAATAGGGTCAACTATAGGTATTGGAACTGCAAGACTATCTGTATTAAACATTTTCTCAGATAGAAGGGTTATTCGTGCGATTACTGAACATACAGCAGGGATTCACACTGCATCAACTGAAGTTGTTGAAATTACTGATAAATTTACAATTCCTCTAACAACACCATATTTTGAATCAAAATTAGATGATAAGGTATTCTTTAATCCAACTCAAGAGTTAGGTATTGGAACTGTATCTGGTCAAAGTGGGATATCAACCATTGTTATTGGAAATATACCCATACCAACCTCCATACCAAATCAAAGTATATTCATACCTAATCACCCATTTACACAAAATCAACAAGTAACTTTAACAAAGGGTGGAAGCACACGTATAGTTGCGTCTAATACTGGTGATAGTGCAACATTCAATATTCCAGAATCTGGTGAAACACAAACTTTATTCGTTATTAATAAATCTAAAAACCTCATAGGTTTGACTACAGAAGTAGGACTAACCACTAGCACTGATGGATTATTCTTTAGATCATTTAATTCAAATGCTGATGATTCTGACTTTAAATATTCAATTGAGTCTAATTTTTCACAAGAAACTGCTAGAGTTGAAAAAATTAAATCAACAATTTCAATATCTACTTCACATGGTCTTGAAAATGGGGATGTTGTTACAGTTACTGT